AAATAGAAATAAAATGGGATGTCCTGTTAATTTTACTGGCCTTCAAGTATCTTACGCTTGTGGTGATATCGCTTCAGGCGGTCTTAAGGCTGTACACCTTGTAGACAAGGCTGACTTGCTTGCCAACGGTAGCCTTACGGTTGCTAACGGTGCTGCTACCATCAGTGGTACTGGTCTTGTTACTGACGGCTGTGAGGTTCTTACCCTCGGCTTCAACAACAAAGATGCTTTCTCTAACTTTACCGACGTTAAAACGGTAAATGCTGATGGTTCTGCTTCTGTTGTTCCTACGATTGCTCTTGAGTTCTTGCGTATGGATTCTACCAAGCGTAACGCTCTTGAAGAAATTGCTACTCCTGGTGCTGAGATCGTAGCTTTCGTTGAGACGGCTGCTGGAACTTGCCACGTTGTTGGTTACGACTTCGGTCTGTACGCCGGAACGGTTGACGGTGCTTCTGGTGCTGCTCGTACTGATAAGAACCGCTACCAGCTGACGCTTGTTGGTGAGGAGAACGTTCTTGCTTACACGATGACCTCTGCTGAATTTGCTAAGGTAGTTCTGTAATAGTAAATAACCCTAATGGGTGGAGGAGGGGTTTTAGCCCCTCCTTTTTTATTACCTTTAAGTATGAAAGTTTTATCCAACGCACAAAACAACGAGCTATCCTTTGTGAAAGCCCCTATGATGGAAAACATTTCGTTTACCATCTCACTAACAAAGATTGTTGGAAGCAAAGAATATGTCTTTGACAACCTTTACGACAAGTTTGAATTCGATAGTGCAAAGGACTTTATTGTTCTTGATCTTGACTTAACCGAGCAAAATGTTGCTGGAGGAGAATACAAGCTTGAGCTATCTGATGAATTTCGTGTATACGGACGCTACATTTGCAATGTAGTTGACTACACATTCGAGCAATCTGACAGCACAAATGATTTATTTTCATCTACAGTTCGAGTAAGTAACTTGTAAATTATTATAAAAAATGAGTGTATTTTCTAAGGTTGTAGACTACTTTGCTTCAAACACTTTTGTTGTTGCAAAGGAGACCAACATTGCAATTAACCCACTCGAAAAGTCAATCGAGAACTTGGGTTCTCGTTACGCTGTAGGAAACACCATTGCTGGTGACTACATCAAGTTTGGATACGGAGACGACTTTCCTGTAATCCTTGAGCGTATGTATCACCAATCTCCAGTGCACGCTGGTATCATTACTAAGAAAGCTAAAATGGTTTCTGGTAATGGCTTGCAGTATGACTTGGAGACGGCTTTCAAAGCGCCAGTAAAACGAGCAGAGCTTAAGGCTTTCTTGGCTAACTGCGCTGGCAAATCACAAGGGCTTTACGAGCAGATCGTTCACGCATCATTCCAGCAGGAGCTGAACGGTGCATTTGCATTTTACATCAAGTGGAACAAAGAGCACAACAAGATTGTTGAGTTCAAGTCACTGGACATCAAGGGTTTGCGTATCGCAGAGCCAGGTCCTGACGGCAAGGTGACACACTTTATTATGCGTCGTAAGTTCGGCAAAGGAGACATCTCTATGCAGCACAACGAACCGAAGAAGGTTCCTGTGTTCGACAAGTTCAGTAAAGCCCAAGAGCAGATTTTGTATGTCAAGAATCCTTACAGCGGAAATTACTATTACGGTGTTCCGAACTACATTTCAGCGTTCCATTTTATCAATGCGGACTAGGAATTTGGTAAGCACATACGAAACTCAGCAGCCAACGGTTTTACTCCGAAAGTTCTCGCAACATTTGTTGGACGTAATATGTCTAATGAGCAAAAGCGAGACGAGTTCGACAAGTTCAAGGCATCATTCGTTGGATCAGAGGCTGAAACTGTCATTGCTTCCTGGGTTAAGAGCAAAGAAGACGCTCCCATCTTCACTCCGCTGGATATCTCTAACCTTGACAAAACCATAGACATACTTAGTCGTTTGAATGACGCTAAGATTCTTACCGCCCACAACGTAACCTCACCAACTCTTTTTGGTGTTATGGTTGCTGGTAAGCTTGGTGGTACTGGTAATGAATTGGTTACTGCATACCAAATCTTCCGCGCTACGGAGACCTTGCCAAACCGCTACCACATTGTTGAGTCTGTTAACCGAGTATTGTCTACGGTTGGCTACGACAAGATCAACATCAGCATTATCGAGGAGTCTATCGACCTTGAGTCCATCAAAGGAGCAAACACAACCGACATACCACAAGACCAATGAGCATCGTAAAAGTTATCTTTATTGACGACAACTACGTCTACCAGAACTACCCACTTCCCAAGAAGCTGGACCGTTCTACCTTGCTGTCGCTCATCACGCTTGAGCAGGTAACCTCTATTCAGGATCTGCTTGGTACGGAGTTGTATGAAGACCTTGAGACCAAGGTTGACATCGAAACGCTAAATGCAACAGAGGCTGAGCTTTTTAAGCTTGTAAAGTATAGCCTTTGTTTGTACACTGTTCGTAGTGCTATCGGTGCTATTCGCACTGCTATTGGCACTACCAAAAACGAAGAAAAAAACTTAGACCAATATACCCTTGACGGCATCTCTAACGGTCTGGACGCTAAGATTACATACATCAATAAGCGCATTGTAAATTACATCAAGAGTGATGCTACTTTGTACGCTCTTGCTGCATCCAGCACTAACGATTTGTTCAACGAGGAGGATTCTCTGCAATCGTCAATCTATTACCCAGTGTACCCGATTGAAGGCGATTGTGATAATCAATAAGGTCTATGATCAACAATCTATTCACGTTTGTCCGGACGCTCGGCAATCAGCGTATTGAGGGTAAGAAATTCTTTACCACACAAATCGGTGTTCTTGGTGCACTCAGCGATGGTGCTGGGTCTATTGGAACTTCTGGAAAGGTTCTGTCGTCTACAGGGACAGGCGTACAATGGATTACAGTTGGAGGTGGAACAAGTAATGTTGCCGACTTAGATGACCTTACTGATGTTGTAATTAGTAGCGCTGCCTCAGGGCAGCTTCTTCGTTTTAACGGAACTAACTGGGTAAACTGGACACCAAACTTTCTGACGTCTTATGGAAACGTAAGCAATCATACGGATGTCAGTATTGCATCTCCTACAACAGGTCAGTTGTTGCGATACGATGGTACAAATTGGGTTAACTGGACGCATAACTTCCTTACGACTTCTGCTACACTTGCCAGCTTATCTAACGTAACAAACTCAGCAGACAGCCCTAACAATGGGGACATCCTTATATACAACTCAGCAAGCAATGCTTGGGTCGCTGATGAGTTCCCAGAGTTCATTGGATCAGATACACTTGACTCAGTAACTGACCGTGGGAACACAACAACTAACGGAATCACTGTATTTACCCTGTTAACCACAGGAACAGGAAACTCTGTTACAACATCTAAGTTGGTAACTCCGAATATTGAGTATAACGGATTTGTTACTGTAAACAGCGTTTACCAAACAGACCAAGGTGAGCCTAACCCAGTATTGTTTAAAGTCAACTGGAACGGAGATAACCACTTTACCGTTAACGCTGATGGTTATGCTATCGCAACGACAGGATTCAAGGTAACTGGTCAGACAGGGTTCTTGAAGGCTAACGGTACTATTGACAGTAATACTTATATTACTTCTTACTCGGAAACAGATACTCTGGATTCCGTAACTGATCGTGGTAATACAACTACAAATACTATTGCTGTTGGTGGTCTTACTTCATCAGGAATTGTTTACACAAATGATATTTGGAGTACTCAAGATGCCATTAGATTTATGGCAGATGAGGGTCTAAATATTCAACCCGCACAAGGAGAATCAGAAGTAGTATTTTATTTTGATTGGGCAGAAGCCAATATTGCTTCTATTGATACAGATGGTAAGTTTATTGGTTCTGGATTTAAAACTCCGAGTGGAACATCTAGTGGCTTCTTAAAGGCAGACGGAAGTATTGATACGACTCAATACCTTACCTCTGTTCCGCAGATTGGGATCGATGACCTTACTGATGTAACGATCACAAACCCTTCTGAAGGTGATTTGCTTCGTTACGATGATGTATCTGGTGAGTGGGTTGAGTGGACTCCAAACTACCTAACTACAGAGACAGACCCTACTGTTCCTGCTCACGTAAAGTCAATTTCAACTGGAGACATTTCGAATTGGGACGCTGCGTATAATGACACAGTTAGGAGGATCTCTTTTGAGCCAGCAGATGGTAATCTTATAATAGAGCAAAACGACCAAGGCACGTTATCTGTAAGCTTAGATGGTAGATACCTAACTGAAGAAGAAGATCCTGTATTCTCTGCAAGTGCCGCAGCAGGTATTGACTCAGCGGCTATTTCTAAATGGAACACTGCCTACGACTGGGGTAATCACGCAGATGCAGGATACCTTACTGCCGAAAGCCAGACGCTTGATGATGTAACAGCATTAGGTAACACTACTGCAAACACTATTAATGTTGGTGGTGTAACCACTCCACACATACAATTTGAGTCCGTACTGGCGCCACCTACTGCTCATATGAGCGTAAATTGGGGCGATGACCACAATGCTCTTGAGGTGTACTACGCAGAGGAAAAGCACTTCGACGTAGGTCAGGACCAGATGTGGTACGTTAAGAACGGACACGAAACTGCACTTGCCAAGGGTACTGTTGTTATGGCTATAGGGGCCGTTGGCAACTCCGGAAAGATTGAAGTTGGTCCTCTTGATGCGTCTGGTGCCGTAAGCGGTAAGTACGCCATCGGTATTATGATGGATGATGTCAATACAGGTGAGTTTGG